CTTGCGTTCAAACCTCTCCATGATGCAATATTCTCTATTCTAAAAGAGATTCCACAAGATGGGACTTTTAATCAAGTCAAACCTTTGGATGATCTTATAGATATTGCCCGGCTTAATGGTCAGAAATTAGATTCTTTTGATCTAAGTGCTGCAACTGATAGGCTTCCTATTGATTTCCAAATCCAAGTTTTAACCTTATTAGGTATAAATGGAAGATTATGGGCCAATCTCTTATCTAGAGACTGGAGGTATACTCATGATAAAGACAACAACAGATACGAGGATCTTCGGTATTCAGTAGGGCAACCTATGGGCTTATACAGCTCGTGGGCTATGCTTGCTCTCTCTCACCATGTCATTGTACAAATGGCAGCATCCCGAGCGGGTCATAAAGGGTGGTTTAGAGATTACGCAGTACTTGGTGATGACGTTGTCATTGCCAATGCGGTTGTATCTCTAAACTATCTTTCTTTAATGGCTTCTCTTGGTGTCGAAATCAATATGGCTAAAAGCCATAGAGGTTCCGTGGCAGAGTTTGCGAAAAGATGGGTATCACCATCACTAGGGGAATTATCCCCTATTGGTGCTGGTAACATCCTAATTACTGTTAGAAATCCGAGATTTATTCCATCTCTGTTAGTTGAACTGAGGGCGAAAGCTTTTGGTTTTCCGATAACACAAGTCAGACATGCCATTGCATCTCTCTCAATAATACGAAGAAATATTCGTAATCTTGAAAGAAATTACATTGGTATGGCGGCCCTAGGGCCGTCCGGTCTGGCAGGGAGCGGGAGTCCGCAGTCAGGGCAAGCCCTTGATCTTTGGTTCCGTTCACTCTCTGAGGAACTTGTTGACGATATGCCACAAATTGTGTATAATGCCTTTAGAAGGTCTTATACCAATGAGTGTTCATCATCATTAGCTCGATACCGGAAAGGTATGGAAACTTTCTCCAGAACTTGGAGTCGGTTTCCTGTGTTCGCTCAAAGCTTCGTAAGCTTTAATGCTAAACACGGTCTTAAACATCCACTCAATACTATATATGATATAGTGTTTGGGTGGGGGGCGAGACCTACTTATGCTATAAATACAGCAATTAGTTACAGTTTATCTGCTTTAATAACAAGGGTTTCCCCTTCTTACTATGCTTATAAATCTGTACCTGATCCTTTCCAAGAGCTTTGGTTAAAAGCAAATGACATGCCCTTTGAGTATACAGCAGATTATGATGATCTGTCTGAGACTTTCAGAGCCATGGCATCTGACTTAGGTGAACTGTCAGCTGGAGCTGGACACAACTTCGGTTGGCAGGAGAAACCTCCTTTAATAGACTTTGTAAATGTTTACCGAGATACTCTCGATAGAATTTATGAAATTTATTCAACTTGGTATGGTCCTGAG